TCACCGCGCTGGAGACCCGCCAGCAGCGGACCGAGCGCAGCGTCGCCAAGAGCTTCTCGGAACAGTACGGGCTTTCCGAGACGGAGATCTCCGACATTCTCGCCAGGGCCAAGGCGGAGAAGGAGGCCAAAATCCCGGAGGCCGCCCAGGCGGAGATCACGAAGCAGCTTGAACGCGCCAACGGCCTTCTCATCGCCGCGGACGTACGCGCCAAGGGCGCGGCGCTCGGCCTTGTAGACGCCGACACGGCGCTGCTGCTTCTCGACAAGAGCAAGATCAAAGTGGACGACAAAGGTATTGTGACGGGCACGGAAGAGGCTCTGAAAGACCTGCAGTCGTCCAAGGCGTATCTTTTCGCCGCGCAGCCCACGGGCCAGAAGGGCATCGTCGGCGGGAAGATCGACAACCCCAATCCGGGCGGCGAGCCGGACGGCGTTACGGCCGCTTTTCTTCGCCGGAATCCCGGTATGAAACTTTAAGGAGGAACAAATTATGCCTATGGACGGAACCAATACTACTCACACCCTTCAGGAACGCTATTCTTCTCTCGTGCTGGCGAAGATCCGCCAGGAGCTTGTGCTCAAGGACGGCGTCATCTTCAACAACGACTATGAGGGCAGCCCCAAGGCGGGCGCCGTCAAGATCCCCGTGCGCGACACGGAGGTTGCCGTTTCCGACTACGACAAGGCCAACGGCATCACCGCCGGCACCGGCGGCACGGCCTATGAGACGATGACCATCGACAAGGACAAGGGCGTCAACGAGATCATCGACGGCTATGACGCTGCCGGTGTACCCGACAATCTCGTGGCGGATCGTCTCGACAGCGCCGGGTATTCGCTGGCCGGACAGATGGACAGCGACGGCGCCACGGTGCTGATCGCCGGGGCGACGGCACTCAACGTTGCCCAGCTCGGCAAGGACAACATCTGGGAGACGATCGTTGATATCCGCACTGCCATGAGCAAGGCGAACATCCCCAACGACGGCAAGCGCTATCTGCTCGTCACGCCGGATACCTACGCGCTCGTGCTCAAGTGTCCGGAATTCACCCATGCGTCCGATCTCGGCGACGCGGTGCTGCAGACCGGCGCGCTCGGCAAGATCGCGGGCTTCCTCGTGTTCGAGTGGAACGACACCACGGCAAACCTTGCCATGGTCGCCGGTCATCCGCGCTTTGCCACCCGCTGCAAGGAGTTCGCCGTGCCGGTGCATCTGCAGGATCTTTCCGGCAGCGGCAGGTACATCGGCGCTTCCGCCGTGCAGGGCCGTCTGGTCTATGCGCACAAGGTGCTGCGCAGCGTGGCGATCCGCGCGGTGTACTCGCCCGGCGCGCTGGCTGTTACTGCGGCGCAGGGCGCGACCGCGGGCGGCACGAAGCTCACCGTGACCGGCGCGTCCGGCACGCTGAAATACACGAAGAACCCCGCGTCCCGCGCGGTGTTCGGCGCGGCCTACGGCGGCACGGCTCTCACGAGCGGCACGACCGAGATTGCCGGCTGCGCTGCCGGCGACGTGATCGAGGTCGCGGAGATCGTCTCCTCCAAGGTCAAGAGCGTAGGCTACATCACGCTGAAAGCGTCCGAGATCAAGGCGTAAGAAGGCGGAGGCGGCGCATGAGCTACGCGACGTGGGAGTATTACAGCGGCAGCCACACCGCCGTGCAGACCGAGCAGGAGTTTACCCGATTGAGCCGCGTCGCTGCCCGGAAGATCGATATCTTTACCGGGCAGCGCGCCGCCGGTGCTGCCGGATATAAAGCGGATGCCGTGCGGGAGTGCGAGTGCCAGCTCGTCGATTATCTGCACGCAGCGGAGGCCACGGCGCAGGGGCAGGGCATCACAAGTGTATCGAACGACGGATACTCCGAGAGCTACCAGGCTTCAACGCCGGAGCTGCTGGAGGCGAATCTTCGTGCCGTGGCGTTTGCCTGGCTCTCCGGCACCGGACTGATGGGGGCGTTCTGATGGGGCCTTTATTTACGGATACCGTCACCGCCTACCATCGCACGCGGCAGGGCCGGGCGGACATCTGGACGCGGCGCGAGCTGCGCGGCGTCCAGTGGCGGCAGAAGACCGTCCGCACCGCGCTGGCCAACGAGGCCGGAAAGATCCTCTATGCCGCAGAAACGACCGTCACGATCCCCGCACCGGCGGCCCCGGGCGGTCTGACGCTCGCGCCGGGGGATGTGCTGGTGTTCGGCGCGTGCGCTGCGGAGATCTCCGAGGAGTATACCGAGGACGATCTTATCCGCGGCCACGGCGCCGTGATCGTGCAGAGCGTAGCGGACAACACGCTGCGGCCTCGGCTGCGCAGCTGGAAGGTGGTGTGCGTCTGATGGCGGTAAAATTCACCATGAAGTCTACAAGAGAGCTGCTGAAGGCGCGCGGGCTGATTGCGGGGGATACCGCCCAGAAGTTCGTAGACGGCGAGGTGCTGCGCCGCTGCGCGCCGATGGTGCCGTTCGACAGCGGCGCGCTGAACCGAAGCGGCACGACCAACACCCGCCTCGGCTCGGGTGAGGTGCGCTACGCCACACC